ATCAAAGAAGCGCTAATCCTAGTCAAGAACTAGCTAGATCTATTCTAAATTGCTCTTCTTGCGAGGGTTAAATATTCATTTTTAATAATTAAAAGTGTAATAATTTCTTGATGGAATACGACTTTTCAGATCAAGCTAAAGAATTTTTAGAAAGCCAAAGCGCAAAACGCAAAGGACCAAGAAGTTCTGCTCAAACACCAGCTAAACCTTCGGAGCGTAAAAAAGGATCTAAAAAGAACCCTAAAGGTTCCGCAGGTGGAGGTAAAAAAGCTCCAGCTATAACTTTTTCTGAAAAAGTTATTACTGCTCTTAAGAATAAAGTTAAAGAGCATAACGCGAAATATTCCAAAAAAGTCACTCTCGGCCAACTTAAAAAGGTATATAGGAGAGGTGCGGGTGCGTTTTCTAGCAGCCATCGTCCTGGAAAAAGTAGGGGTCAGTGGTCTATGGCTCGCGTAAATACATTCCTTAAAATGGTTCGCGGAGGTAAAGTAAAAGAATCTTATAGAGCTGCTGATGGCGACATCGCTAGAGGTAGTGAAGAATACTATAATGAGCCAAATGGAGAAGGCTACGTTGACTACAATGAGGTAGAATTTGGTCTAGCTAAAATAGACTTGCTGAAAGCGGGGATTTCTGAAGTCGAAATGGATCAAGACATAGAGGATATCGATTATTCAGAAGCAGAAAAAAAAACCCTAAATAAACCCTTTAGATTACCTTCTGGTTCCAAAAAGAAATTTGGTGTTTATGTAAAAAACCCAAAAGGAAATACTGTCATGGTAAAATTTGGAGATCCAAATATGGAGATCAAGCGAGATGATCCAGACAGACGTAGAAATTTCAGAGCGCGTCACCAGTGCGATACAAACCCAGGTCCAAAACATAAGGCTAGATATTGGTCTTGCAGATTTTGGAGCAAAAAGCCAGTCAACAAAATGACTTCTAGTGAGGCTTTAGCTTGGGATGATGAGGAAGTTTTAAGCGAATGGGGCTGGGATGATGCTAATTTTGCAGATCAACAAGATTTATTAAATTCTTTACCATTTTTATCTGAAGTAAAGGAAGTTGTTGAAGAAGAAGGATTATAGGGTATAATCATGCATTTGCATGAGAATATTGTTTATATCTGATTTCACACTAGAGCAAAGAGAAGGTGGCGCTCAAGTAAGCAATAATATCTTAATTAAAAAAGGTAAAGAGCTTGGTTATGAAATAAAAGAGCATAGTCATTCTTCTTCTATTACTGATTTTTTAAGTTCTTACGATTTAGTCATCAACTCAAATCTTGAGGCGATCAGTAAAATCTCTCCAGAAAAAATACCTTTTATCTTAAAAATGCCTAATTCAGTTAGGCTTGAGCATGATTCTTGCTCATATTTAGATGATGATACTAGATTAAAACTGTTTTCTCATACTAAAAAAAATTACTTTTTAAGTGATTTCCATCTTAAGTTTTTTAAAGATCTTTATAGCGACTATTTCAAAAACGTAGAAATAGTTTACGATCCAATAGATACCAAAGTTTTTAAAAAAACTGATTGTGATAAAGAATATGACATAGTTTATTGTGGTTATCTACATCGGTTGAAAGGTGTAAACAGATTGCTTAAATTTGCCAAAGAAAACCCTAAAAGAAAAATAGATATTTTTGGTTGGGCAGACTTTAGCACTAAAAACTTTTTTCAAGATTACCCTAATATTAAATTTAATGGTAAGAGAGAATATACTGAAATCCCACAAATCTTGCAAAAAGCCCGTGCTGTTTTCCATTATCCCGTTGTAAATGAGCCTTTTTGTCGAATGGTGGCAGAAGCTCTTTTATGTGGAGTGGAAGAGATCATAGGAGATAAATCTAAAATTGGTGCTTATCTTGAATTTGAAAAAGTGGGATATGATGAATTTAAAAATCGTTGTAGTAATGCGTCATCTAAATTTTGGGAGACTGTTGTAAAATGAATTTTATTTGTGGCACATATTTCAAGCATCAATGTAAGCTTCAATTAAGTAATTATAAAGATCCTAGAAGTTCAGAGTTTTTTCCTTATGAGGATAAATCTTTAGATAACAACTATGTTTTTTGTAAGCCAGAACATTTATCTTTATTAGATACTTTTAGAAAAATAGGTTCTGTAAAAATTCCTGAAAAATTTAATTTAGTAACTCACAATTCTGATATTAATTTTGGAGATGAACAAATTGATTATGTTTTAAGTTTATTTCCCGACATAGGTGTTTGGTATACTCAAAATTTACTCGTTGAACATCCTAAAGTAAAACCCATTCCTATTGGTATAGCCAATCCGAAATGGTCTCATGGCAATCAAGATAGATTTGCAAAAATACAATCTAAAAACATAGAGAAGTTTCAATATGTCTATGTCAACTTCAATATTTCTACTAACCTACATGCTAGACAAGATTGTTTAGATAAAATAGGATTTCCATACAATCTGCAATTACAAAAAAACTACCCAGATGCATCTTCTATTAAAGATCACAACAATTTTGTAGAATCGACGCAAGAAAAATATTTAACTGAAATCCTATCATCTTACTTTACTATATCTCCAGTTGGCAATGGGGTAGACTGTCACAAAACTTGGGAATCTATTTATATGAAAAGTATACCCATCGTAACAAGGTGGCACGGTGTTGAAAAATTTAAAAAACTAGGTATACCTATTTTAATTATTAATGATTGGTCAGAGTTTAAGGATTTAGATTTGTCTCCCGAACTATATGAAAAAATGTGGGGAGATTTTGACCCCAACTCTATTAACTTTGAATTATTTAAATGAAAGATATAAGTAAAATTTACATCATACATTACACTAAGCTGAAAGATAGAAAGTCTCACATGCTAAAAGAAATGCAAACTTGGTTTGCTGATGTTGAGCATGAGTTTGTAGAAGACTTCGACCAAGAACAACTTTCTGATGATATTATAAACGACAACTTTGATCTAAAGGCTTTCGAAAAAAAATTTGAAAGAAAAATGTTAATATCAGAGATGTCTTTATGCATGAAGTACAAAAAGGCTGTGGCAGAAATAGTTGAATCTGGTAAAGGAGAATACTTTTTTATCTTAGAAGATGATGTAATTTTTAAAGAAGATCCTATTTTTTACGTAAGCAAAATGAATAAGTTATGTTATGATCACAACTTAAAATATGATTGTGTGTTTTTAGGGGAAGCTTGGATTAGGAAAGGGGACGATAGAGACGTTTTTGGCAAAAAAGAGCATCCAGCTACTAATGGATTATGCACGGTTTTATATACAAAAGATGCATTAAAAAAATTAAACGACTATCTTCAATCAAACAAAATTACCCAACCTTTAGATTGGGAGTTTAACACCGCTTTTAAAGAAATGGATTTTCAAGTATATTGGGGTAAAGCATTAACAAAACACGGCAGCGTGTTAGCTGTTGATGAAGAATCTTTGAGTCACCTTAAATCAACCCTAAGAGATTCTTACTAATGCTTAAAAAGATAAAATTAAAATTTTCTTCACCTTGGGATTCAGCGGAGGAAAACAATGCTCGCGTTTTATACAATTGGGGTAAGTTGCCCAATTGCTTTGAGTTAACCACTGGACATGATTATGACTATTTAATAGTGCTAAACCACAGCAATGAAATGTATTCTTCTCCTAAAGAAAAAAACATTGCAGTGACAATGGAGCCTACATGGAGCATTAATTCTCTAAAAGATTTAGACAAATACTGCGGTCATGTAATTACTTGCGATCAAAAAATTCAAGGAGAGAACGTGCATCACACTTTTTCTTTTTTGTTTACTCATGACTCTAGAAACAATATACATACCAATAATTTATGCGGTCAAACTGTTGATGAATATTTAGAAAATAATTGTTTTCCTGAAAATATTGACTCTCCAGACTACGATAAAAAAATGTCTTTTATTGTAGCTAATCATGGAGCTTTAGCTGGGTCAACTCAACCAGCATCATCTAATTATTACATCAGAGAGAATTTACTTTTAAAAATTTTAAATTCAGATTTAGATGTAGATATTTATGGTAAGGGTTGGTCTATTAACGACTCTAGGTATAAAGGCGCTCCACCCTTAAAAGAAGCAGCTCTTAAAAATTACAAGTATTCTATATGCATGGAAAATAGTTGTGAAGAGCATTATATCTCTGAAAAATTCTTTGACTGCTTTTTAAATAATTGCATACCTGTATATTATGGTTGCAAAAACATAGAGAAAGCATACAATAAAGACGCATTCATTACTTTTGATCCCGAGTCAGCGAACATCATTGATGAATTAAAAAACATTATTGAAAAGCCAATTTCTTGGAGATTATCGGCAATCCAAAAATGCAAAAAAGATTACTTTGGTAAATACAACCTATTAATTTACTTAAAAAAATTTATTAAAAATATTAATAAGAAATAACTATGACCATTCAAGATGTAGTGAAAAAAAATCGAGAATCTTTAAACTCGGTAGACTGTTTTGTAACTGATGAAATTTATAATAACAGTCCAGACAACTATGGATTACCTCAACACGTTCGTCATTTAATCGATCTGCCCATCAACACAGAGTTAACTTATGTTGATGTGCTGATGTTTTTAAAAAACCATTTGCAAACCAAAAACCCTAAATATGTAGAGATTGGTGTTTCCGTTTTGAAAACTTTTTACCAAGTAGCAAACTTTCTCCAAGATTCTGAACTATATGCCTTTGATATAAATACAATCAACCCAACTATTTCTCAAAAGTTTGATCTCACAGAGGAAGGCTCAAAAATTAATAAATACTCTTATAAGAGCAATAAAATAACTCATTTCAAAGGAGATGTTTTTAATGAAGAGGATTTTAGTTTATTTAAAAAACAAGTAGATGGGGATGTTAATATAATTTTTTCTGATGCTCATCATACAGGAGAAGGTTTAAGAGCAGAGTATGATTACTTTATTAAAGAAGGCTTATCTGATGATTTTATTTTGTATTATGATGATCTGCAAAATCCACCAATGCAAAAAGTCTTTTTAGATATCTGCGAAGAACACAAAGAGAAAAACCCTTTAACAACTAGCGCTTTTTTTAAGGTTAACGGCTGGCTGGGTCAACATGAAGATTCACACATTAATGGAATTATCACCTCTATCGATATGAGAAAAATTTTTCCATTTGTTAACTATATTCACTAAATCTATGAAGTATTTAATTAATTATGCAGACATAGGCTTTTACAAGGCTCAAGTTTTAAATTCTATTTCAGGCATATCTGCTGGTTTTGACTCTGTTATACAATATAAAAAACATAATATAGCAAAAGATTTTTCATTAGCGTATTCTACAATTCTCAACCATAAGAGAGGCGCTGGTTATTGGTTGTGGAAGCCTTACTTTATCTTAAAAACATTACAAAGCACAAGCAAGGACGACATCATATTTTATTCAGATAGTGGAGCGCAGTTTGTAAAAAAGATGGACCCCATCTTTCAAAAAATAGAGAAATCTGAAAAAGGCGTTATTGTTTTTAAGATGTCTGGACATCACAAGGAAAATGAATATTGCAGAAAACATGTAGCTGAAGAGGTTGTTAATTGCGATGCAGAAATAATGGAAAGCGATCAAAACATGGCTAGCTTCGTTGGTGTTCGTAATTGTGAGACCTCAATAGATGTAATAAAGCAATGGTTAAACCTTTGTACAAAAGAACATCTTATTACGGATATGCCTCCGCAAGAAAATGAGTTTGAAATGTTTAAAGATCATCGTCACGATCAGACCCTTCTAAGCCTCCTAAGTAAAAAATTGAATTTAGAAACTGCTACTGACCCATCTCAATGGGGTCTTATTCATAAACAAACGACTGAAGAAGATTATTTTATTAACCATCACAGAAGCAGAGAGTGAAAAAGCTATATATCCATCATCATTTAGGCTTGGGCGACCATTTTGATTGCAATGGAATGGTGAGGTATATTCTCGAAAAAACTTCTTTTGATAAAGTTGGCGTTTTCTGCAAAGATGCAAACTTTTCTTTAATACAAAGAATGTATGAAGACGATAAAAACATAGAAGTAATCAGCTTAAAAAGCGATCCCGATTTATATGGCAAATTTGATTCTAATGAATATTCTCAAGTAAAAGCAATTATTGAGCAGAATACAGTTTTTACTGCTTCCTTATCTAATATTCTTAAGTATGGTGAAAAATCTAACACAGCTTTACTTGTTGTAGGTCATGATTTTTATCAACCAGTAAAAGGTAAAAACTGTTGGGAAATTTTTTACGATCAAATAGGAATTCCATACGAAGTAAGGAAAGATTATTTCTATATAGAAAGAGACTCAAAACAGGAAGAAAGCCTCTTAAAAAAGAAAAACCCTAATGGCGAACCCTTCATTTTTATTCATGATGATAAAAGCAGAGGTTTTGAAATAAATAGAAAACACTTATTAAACGACAAACTTTTAGTTATTGAAAATGACGTTTCTGAAAATATTTTTAATTTTATAGGTGTTGTAAAAAAAGCTGAAGAAGTGCATTGCATGGAAAGCTCTTTTAAAACATTAGTAGATATTTACTGCGATCAAAATAAATTATTTTTTCACGATTTTAGAGGTCATCCTTTAGGTTTGCAAAGTAACAAAAATTGGAAAGTAATAAGCTATGAGTGACTTAAGGTTTATTAATTACAACTGGATGCCAACAATAGCAGACCATGTAATAGATTTTGATAATTCTTTTTATATTAATGCTGGTATAAGCAGATTACACCAAAAAGAAAATCTTAAACCAGAAGATGTAAAAGATGGAGATATTGTTTTTGTCAAAACAGACTATGTTTATCATGGTCAATTCATAGAGATTTTAAAATTAATAAAAAGTAAATTTACCCTTATCACCGCTGGCTCTTCTTACAACGTGAGTTATGGTCACCCTTCTTATTTGGATATATTAAGCTCTGACAAAATCAAATATTGGTTTTGCACAAATCCTCCCAATATAGATCACCCAAAATTAATAGCGATGCCTATTGGCTTTGAAGAAAAAGAAAGGGCTGGTGGAGATCAACAGATAATAAAAAAACATTGGGATAACAAAATAAGCTGGGAAAATAAAATTAATAAACTTTATCTATCATACCATACAAAAGGAAACAATCCAAATAGAGACAGAAATATAAATTATCTAAGCTCTTTGGATTTTGTGCATGTAGAAAATAAAAAAATGCCTTTCGATGATTATCTTACTGAACTTGGCAAATACAAATACACAGTTTGTTTAGAGGGTTCAGGCTTTGATACACATAGAAATTATGAGTCTTTGCTTGTAGGGTCTACACCAATTATGATAAACAGTAGCGTCAAACAAGTTTATAGAGATTGGAATTTACCCAGCATTTTTGTAGATGAGTGGACAGACATATGTTCTAATTTTAACCTTGATAAACACGATGAGCTATCAAATCAGTTGTCTAAAAACGTCTCAAATTTTTTAAGAATTTCATCGCATAAAAATAAAATACTAAATCTTTCTTTAAAAGATGAATAAATTTAAAACTACTGGAAATCACAAAATTACCGACTTGTCTTTTTTGTTTAACACTTCTTGGTCTAAAGGGCAGCAAGTTTTATCAGAGCCTAGTAACTTAGAAAAAGGTATTCCTAAAATGAAAAATTCAGAAATATCTTTTTTGCAGACTTATCTTTTAGAAAGCGAAAATGTTTTTGAGTTTGGTTGTGGGTCAAGCACAATTTTTATTTCAAATAATGAAAATATAAAAAATGTACATTCAGTTGATTCTAATATTGATTGGATTAATAAAATTAAAGAAAATTTACCTAAAAAAACTAAACTGCACTATGTTGACATAAACGCTGATGCTGATAATTGGGGACATCCACTAGATCATTCAAAAATTGACGATTGGCCGAAATACTCTTCTGCTCTTCTTAAAATACGCAACTTTTTTCCTGATTTAATTTTAGTTGATGGTAGATTTAGAGTGGCTTGCGCTTTAAAATCTATATCAAGAATGAAAAAAGATTCATATTTAATGATACATGATTATACATTAAAATTTCAAAGAGTAGAAAATTATTTCGACATAGTTGATAAAGCTGGTAGTTTATATGTTTTTAATAAAAAAAATAACATAAATGAGCGAGCGCTCAAAAAGGATATAAAAAGATACCAATACATCTGCGATTAATTATTATGATTGATATTTCTTTAGAGGAAAACCCTCTGCTTTATAAAGATTACGAGGCTTGTCAAAACATGTTGGCTACCGTAAAAGATGAAGATTATGAGTATCCAGAGGATATAACTCTATTCCATATATATACTGAATTCAGAACTGAAAAAGAAATAGAATGCTTAAAATCTTTTTTAGCCACACAGAATTTGGAGAAGTGTAAGCTTATAATTTGGTCAGATTATGACATAAACGATAATGAATTAATTAAGCCATACAAAAAGTATTTAGATTTAAGGCTTTGGGACGCAAAGCGGGAGGCTAAAGGAACTATTTTAGAAGGAGCACCCCATTTAGACGCTATAGATCATAAGCATTATTTACAAAGTGATTTACTTAGAATATTAGCTTTATATAAGTATGGTGGGGTTTGGGTTGATATGGACATCATTTTTTTAAGAGATTTTAAACCAATCTTAGACCAAGAATACATGTATCAATGGGGAGGGGACACAGATTTTGCTAGCGAAGGGGCTTGCGCCACAGTTCTTGCTGGGTTCAAAAACAGTGAGTTTATGTTTAAATTACTGCAAGGTGTGGTAGAATCGCAAATAATTCCTGCTAGCACTATATGGGGCAAGGATTTGTTTGCTTCTTTATGGAAAAAATGGCCTAATTTTACCATTTTCCCCTCTCCGTTTTTTAATACTGAATGGCTAATAAGTAAAAAAGATGTTAAGTTAAGCGAAGATGTTGAAAACGGTTGGTTTATAAATAACGGAATAGGAGACAAGTATTTATTTTTAGAATCTTTTGCTTGGCATTGGCATAATTCCAGCAAAAAAAATCTACCTATAGAAAAAGGTTCAAAGTTTTACGCTTTACGAGAAATAACTAATCAAAAATTAAAAGAAAAAAATATTTAATTAAATTATGAAAGTAGATGTAGCCATAGGAGAAGTTTTTGACAGGATTACAATCCTTGATTTAAAAATAAAAAATATTCAAGACGAATATAGGTTATCTTATATTAAAGCTGAAAGAGGTATGCTTCTTAAAGCTCTTGCAGAAGAAAATATCGCAATAGAAGCTCATTTGTATCACCCTCTTTACTTAATTAATTCTAAAATTTGGGAAACCGAAGCTGGTTTTAGAGACAAAGAGTCTAAAAAAGAATTTGATAGTCAATTTGTTGAATTCGCTAGGTTAAATGCTCGCTATAATGACGAAAGATTTATAATGAAAAACAAAATAAACGAACACTATAATTCTGAAATTAGAGAGCAGAAGGCTTACGATTCACTGTATGAAAAGAGTAATTCAAATTGAGCCTTGGATTGACAGAAGCGAACTTAAACAATTAAAAAGAGTTGTTAAGTCAACCTTTGTTTCTGAATATAAGCTAAACGAAGAATTTGAGGGTTTAATCAAAAAAATAACATCCTCTCCACATGCCGTGTCTATGACCAATGGCACTGCTGCTCTTTTTTGTGCTTTGAAAGCTCTAGGTATTGGCGAGGGAGATGAGGTCATAGTTCCTAATATGACATTTATTGCTTCAGCGAATGCGGTTATATTTGCTGGCGCAACTCCTGTTTTGTGTGATGTTGATAAAGATAGTTTATGCATGTCTGCTGAAGAAGCTTCAAAAGTTATTACTCCAAAAACTAAAGCAATAATGCCTGTGCATCTTTATGGAAAAAGTTGTGACATGGACAGCTTGAAAGATTTAGCTATATCCCATGATTTAAAAATTATAGAAGACGCAGCCCAAGGCATGGGAGTCTTATACAAAGGGCAGCATGTAGGGACTTTTGGCGATGCAGGTGTATTATCTTTTTACGCCAATAAAACAATTACCTGTGGAGAAGGAGGGGTGGTTTTAAGCCCAAATGAAAAAGTTATAAAGGATTGCTATAAAATGAAAAATCATGGCAGATCGGGTAAAGGTGTTTTTGTCCATGAATCAATAGGTTTTAATTTCTGCTTTACAGAAATGCAAGCGGCAGTCGGCATATCTCAATTGCATAAACTTAAAAAAGTCATCAAAAAGAAAAATGAAATTTTTGAATTTTATTATAAAAACATAAAAAATTCTTTTTTACAACAAATCCCGACAAACCACAAAACCACTCCAGTCCACTGGTTCACTTCTTTTTTTACAGATCACAAAGAAAAATTAATCTCTTATTTAAAAGATAATGGAATTCAAACAAGAGAGTTTTTCTATCCCTTGAATAAACAACCTTGCTATTTAAATTCTGAACTTATCAATACAGATTCAAAATTACCTATTAGCGAAAAAGCTTTTGAGAGTGGAATATCTTTGCCTTCATCATACAATATAAGCAAAAAACAATTGAAATATATCTGTGCAGTAATAAATAAATTTAAGCCTGATGATTAAACTAGCTTATGACACAATATCTGATTCCGAGATCAACTCTCTTTGTGAATGGTTAAAAACCTCACCCAGATTAACTAAAGGAGAGTTAACAGAGGAATATGAAAAGCTTTGGTCTAAAAAAATAGGTTGTAATCATTCTGTATTTGTAAATTCAGGATCTTCTGCGTTACTTATCTCTATCTATTGCTTAATAGAAAAGGGTGTTTTAAAAAAGGGCGATGAGGTCGTCGTGCCAGCTTTATCTTGGGCTACGGATTTAGCTCCAGTTGTTCAGTTAGGACTCAAACCAGTTCTTTGCGATTGTAATTTAAAAGACCTCTCTATAGATCTTAACCATCTTGAGTATTTAGTTAAAAAACAAAAACCTAAAGCTTTGATATTAGTTTCTGTTTTAGGGCTAGTCCCAGAAATGGACGACATAATTAATTTTTGCCAAGAAAATAATATAATTGTTATTGAGGATGCTTGTGAGTCTTTAGGTTCATCCTATAATGGGCAGAAGCTGGGTAATTTTGGAACAATGTCTTGTTTCTCGACCTATTATGGTCATCATTTGTCAACTATTGAGGGAGGCATGGTATGCACTAATGATGATGGCATTTTTAATTTATTAAAATCTTTGAGAAGTCACGGTTGGGATAGGGACATGAGTGCTAAATATTCATCTAGACTTAAAAAACAGTTCTCTGTTGATAACGATTTTGAAGCTCAATATAAATTTTATCATTTTGGGTTCAACCTTAGATCTACAGACCTACAAGCGTTTATCGGCATCAATCAATTAAAAAGATTTGATGAAATTGTAGGGAAGAGAAACGAAAATTATAATTTCTACAAAAGTATTTTACCCAACTCTTATTGGGAACCACCCGCTTCTACCGAACATAAATATATTTCTAATTTTGCTTATCCTGTTATTCATCCAAATAGAGCCGCTATAGCACAAAAACTAAAAGAAAACAATATCGAGTCTCGCCCTCTAATTTGTGGCTCTTTGGGTAGACAGCCTTTTTGGACTAAAAATTATGGGACTGTTAATTTAGATAACGCAGATAAAGTTAATGATTTGGGATTTTATCTGCCAAACAATCACGAACTTAAAAATTCACAAATAAACGATATAAAAGAAAGTATAAAGGAAGTTTGGTAAATGAAAAAAATACTTATCACAGGTTCAAAAGGTTTCTTGGGTCACCATGTCGTAGAGCGATTAAAAGGGAAGTTTGAGCTTTTGACTCCTAGCAGCTCAAGACTTAATGTTCGCTCCCCGAAAGATTTTAATGATTATGTATTTTATCATCAACCTGATTGTGTAATTCATTTAGCTGCTGCTTGTGGAGGTATTGGAGCTAACCAAAAATCTCCAGCAGATTTCTTTTTTAAAAACTCACAAATGAGTTTAAATGTTTTATCTGCTTGTCACATTTTTAATATTAAAAAATTGATTACCCTTGGAAGTGTTTGTTCTTATCCAAAATTTACTCCTGTTCCATTTAAAGAGGACAATATTTGGGATGGATATCCTGAAGAAACAAACGCTCCTTATGGCATAGCTAAAAAAAACCTTTTAGTAGGCTGTAAAGCTTTCAACAATCAATATGGTAGCAACTTTATTCACTTAATACCAGTTAATATGTATGGTGAGCATGATAGTTTTGATCCTGAAAAATCGCATGTGATACCAGCTTTACTGAAAAAATTTATCGAGGCTAAAGATCAAGGGAAAAGTTCCGTTGACGTTTGGGGAGACGGTTCTGCTTCTCGCGAATTTCTCTATGCTGGTGATTGCGCTAAAGCTATTGAGCTTTCAATAGATGGGTACAATTCTCCAGAGCCTATGAATATTGGGACGGGTAAAGAAATAAAAATTAAAGATCTTGTTTTGTTGATTAAAGAAATTGTTGGGTACCAAGGTGAAATTAAATTTGATGCAAGCAAACCAAATGGGCAACCTCGCAGGTGTTTAGATACATCTAAGGCAGAAAAAGAGCTTGGATTTATAGCTGAAACAAGTTTGCGAGAAGGTCTAGAAAAAACTTACAACTGGTATATAAACGAATAATGAAAAAAGTATTAATTACAGGCATTACAGGTCAAGACGGTAGTCTTATGGCTGATTACCTTCTCAAAAATACAGAACACACTATTATTGGAGGAGTAAGAAGATTAAGCGTACAGAATCATAGTAACATTAAACATTTAAAAGATAACCCAAGGTTTTTTCTTATTGATTTAGATGTATCCGACCCTCAAAATACTGAAAAGGTTATTTCAGAACATAAACCCGACTACTTTATCAATTTTGCAGCGAACTCTTTTGTTGGTAGTAGTTGGGACATGCCCTTCAATCATATGCAAACTAATTGTATGGCTGTTTTGCATCAATTAGAAGCAATACGTCGTCATGTGCCTCACTGCCGTTATTACAACGCAGGTAGCTCTGAAGAGTTTGGAGATGTTATTGAATCTCCACAGACAGAAACCCATCCTTTGCGCCCTAGAAGCCCCTATGGAGCGTCTAAAGCGTCTGCTAGACATCTAGTTAAGGTTTATAGAGATTCTTATGATATTTATGCAGTTCAAGGTTGGCTATTTAATCATGAGGGAGTTAGAAGAGGCGAAGAATTTGTTACAAGAAAAATTACAAAAAATGTCGCTAGAATCTTACGGGAATATGAATCAGGAAAAGAGACAACGCCTCTTCAACTTGGCAACATCGATTCAAAAAGAGACTGGAGCGATGCTGAAGACTTTGTTAAAGGGGTGTGGTTAATGTTAAATCAAGACAGGAAAAAGCCAAAAGATTATGTGCTTTCATCTAATGAAACTCATACAATTAGAGAATTTGTAGTGGAGGCTTTTAATTTTACTGGATTTCATAGAAATGAATGCAAGTGGAAAGGTAAAGGTTTAGAAGAAAAATACTTTCATGGTCCTGACTGCTTAATGGAAGTCAATAAAGATTTTTATAGACCCGCAGAGGTAGATTTGTTGTGGGGTGATTCCACAAAAGCTAGAGAAGAACTTGAGTGGGAGCCAAAAACTAATTTTCTGCAATTGGTTAAAAAAATGGTTGACTGCGATGTATTCTCGTCGCAAACTTTCCCGTGAGCAAATCTAAAGGACCGAATAAAAGAGAAATACTCTTCCGATTATTAGAGGTTCCAGATAAAGGCAGAAGACCTTTTTTTGCCCGAGAGATGAAAATGCTTAACGATTTGTGTGATCGTTATTCTCAAGATTTTATGGCTATTGTGTCTTTTAATAAAAAGTTTGACTCTCTAGCTTATCTTGTCAGCGACAAGCTCAAAAACAAACTCGATGAAAAATTTAGAGCTTTCAATTTTAAGGTTGACTTTTCTAAATATAAAACCTATGATATTGGCGATAAGGTAGGGCCAAATGCAAATCTACCGCGCAAAAACAAAACAATTAAAGACTTTTTAAATGAGTGAAGGACCAGACCCAAACGATATTCTAGGAAATTTTTTGAAATCAAACAAAAGCGATCATTATAACTTTGAAAAAGAGTACGATT